ACGTACATTCTTGGATACGTTGCCAATAGGGTTAGACTTCTCTTGTATAGTCCTGCCTAAGCTACGTAAACCTGAGTCAGACAAGAATATAAGGTCTGTACCGTTGCTCTGTACGCTGTCTCTAGCGATACATCCGATGCCAGTGATAGCGTCAGCTAGTGTCATACTGGACGGTGAGGAAGCTCCTTGGTACAGTAGAATGCTACGCTTACCAAAGATAACTAGGAAGTCATTAAACTCCGCTAGTGCTACAATCTCATCATGTCCTGTAGGCCAGACTGTAGTAACGTCTAAGCTACCTGAACTGCCCCCTGTCCACTCATGTCCTGCCAAAGAGTTTGACCAGTACAGCGTGTGCTTGTTCCCTGTAACGTCAGCAGCCCATACACGACCAAAGGCAGCTAATGCTTCGTTAGCTTGTGGTGGTGTCCCTGTGGCGTGACTATGGTCACTAAACTTCTCAAGTACACCAGAGCCTGACTCATCAGTATAAATTAGCGGCTCATGTCCTCTCTGGAAAAAGTAAGCGTGGTCAGCAAAGTTTATAATCTTCCAGTTGTTTGCGGACACTGTGTAACTGCCCGGTGTAACGTCAGTTAGTGTAGTGGTGCCTGTAAATATCTTGTTGTTACCAGTGGAAAAGATTACCTTGTCACCACTGTAGTCCACATACTCAAATATAGTCTCTACACCAATACTGGAACCCAGTGGTGTTGCTGAACTAGTCAGCTTGTTAATCCCTTTGCGTGCTGCAATACGTCCATACTTGTCAATGACTGCGTTCTCTGCTATGGAAGCAAAGGACGGGTCTTGACCCACAGGAGAGTCCTGAGTGTTTAACCCACGAAACCCCGGCGCACCAATGTATATGTTCTGACGTTGTTCAGCCATTATGGGACTCTAAAAACAAATTCTTCAGGGTTCTTATATGCGTCTAGCGCAATCTCGTCTGATAAATGACGGTCTGCAATGGCAAAGTAATCTTGTGCAGTCGTGCCGCCTGTCTCTCCGCGCTCTCTTGCCAATAAAGCAACTGCGATATGAACGATAGGATTAGCAGGCAATGCAGTTGTATCTGTATCATTGCTTAGTGCGCTTTCCCTAGCTATTAAGTCAAAACGTAAAGAGTATGTACCGTCCGGTGTAGGGTACAATGTAACTTGTGTATCGTCTGAACTATCTACACCTGAGTAAGTAAAGTATGACGGTGCACCGCTAGTAGACCCAGCGTTGTATACTGCATTGTTTACCCATGTTGGTGTTTGATAGGTAACAAAGAAATTAGAAGTATCGTTAATGACACTGTATATTTTAACACGTTCTCCAGCGTTTGTCAAGCTATATTCTGAAGTTCCTGAAGATGTTGTGACAACTACTGTAGTCCTAAGTGTAGACCAATCATGTGCATTCTCTACCTGTGTCTTTGCGTCATTTACAAAGTCACCTACCATCTTAGAGTACGCTGTGTTAGCTACTGCGGACACCTCATCTTCACGTAAGCGTCTAAGTACGCTGTTCACTAATGTTAAGTATTGTGTACTCATTAAATAAGTCCTTGGAATAACCCAATTTTAGGAGCTTGGTATACTGGCAAGCCTGTCAGCCCTGCAAGTATCTCTGGAGCTTCATATTTCTTTTCAAACTTAAAGTCTTCAAACATTGTCTTAGTTACTGACTGAGGTTGCAGCATGCCAGCGCCCAGCCCTAGAGCAAGACCTAACCCTGTACCCGCACCCGCGCCTTCTCCACGCCCTTGTCCTAGACCTTCACCAAATCCTTCTTCTTTTCCTGCGGCTTCTGCGGCTGCTGCTGCGGCTTCTCCTGCTGCTGTTGCTGCCGCTACGTCAGCTTCTCCCTTGGCTGTAGCTGCTGCCGTTGCAGCTTCTCCAGCTGCTACTGCTTCTGATACTGCTGTTGCTCCTGCGGCTTCCGCTGCTTCTACAGCAGCATTTCCTGCGGCTACAGCAGCATCTACAGCATTTTGACCAGCTTCTACAGCAGCGGCTACGTTAGTTTCTCCTGCCGCTATAGCGTTTTCTAAAGTTGTTGCTGCTTCACTTATTGTGTTCTGTAGTGTAGTTTCAGCAGCTTCCATAGCTTCAGAAAGAGCAGTATTGCCAGCTTCTATTGCTGCATCTTTAGCGTTTGTAACTTCAGCAAGTGTTGTATTTAGAGAATCTATTGTTCCCTCTAAAGTGGTTACTGAAGATTCTAAAGTTTGTATGCTTTCTGTTTGGGCTGCTATTGTGCCAGTTTGGTTAGCTATTGCTTCATTAGCAGAATTTAACTCAGTCTGTAAAGATGACGCTGTAGTTTGTGCAGTTTCTAAAGCTGTTTCTGCTGTTTCTAAGTTAGTCTCTAAGCCTTCAATAGTTGTACCCGCTGCTTCTAGTTCACCTTCTAAGCCCTCAATAGTTGACTCAAGACCTGTTTTTTCTGCGCTAAAATCTGCCTCTACTTCGCTCACAGCTTCTTGAACAGCAGCGTCTATGTCTCCTTGGTCAAACAAAGTAGTGTCTTCAGGAAGATTATCTAATACTTTTTGTTTGGCTTCTTCTACTTCTTCAGCAGTAAATAACCCAGAAGTAGCACCAGCTAAAGCAGCGGATACTAACTCATCTACCTGCTTTTGTGTAAACATTCCCCCAGAAGCCGGAGGCGGCGGTGGAGGTGGTGGCGGCGGAGGTGGTGGAGGGGGTGGAGCAGCAGGGGGTTCTGCTGGAGGTGCTTCAGCTGCTTCAGCTGCTTCTGCTGCTTCTTGTGCTTCAGCTGCTGCTGAGGCTGCGCTACTGCCTGTTTCACCTATGTCAATTGCAGGCGGTGCTATGTCTTCCTCAAAATCGTCTACTTCAATCGCTTCAAGAGCATCGTCTAAAGTTATATCCTCAGTAATAACATCTAAAGGTGTTTCTGGTGGTGCTATAACTTCTTCAGGCTCGTCTGGCCTTACTGCTTTTTCAGTAGTGTCTGTAGTTTCTTCTGTATCTTCCAGTTGAACTGTTGTAGTTTTGTCTACTCTATCATAAGCAGAAGAAGCTAAGTCTCTGACTGCTAGCCTTTGTTCGTTAGTTATTTGGTCAGGTCTTCTACCCTCAAAAGCAACTTGATAAGCAGCTTGTATAAACTGCTCTAAAGACATTCCCGGCTTGTAAAGATTATCGCCCAGCTTTGCTACTATTTCTGCTTCAGCGGAAGCAAAGTCAGGCGCGTCTTCTGTAGCCTGTCCTGTATCTACAGCATCTTTTATTGCTAATGCGCCAGTAAGCATGTTAACAGGGCCAGCAATACCGCTTATGGTGTCCGCTGTGGGGGTAGAAGTAGCTCCTGCTAGTATGTCCGATAATGTAGTAGCAGGCGTAATAACTTCAGTATCTAAAACTTTTCCATCTGATACAGTTTGTGTTACTTCCGCTGGGATAATTTCTATGTCACCAAACAATGCGTCACCTGCTGCTCCTGCAAGTTGACCTAATGCTTGTCCTGTTGCCCAGCTAATAAACGCTTTTATCGCAGGGGCTGCATAATCATCAAAGCCGGGACGATTATCTGTTAAGGTTATCTCATTAAAACTAAAAGGGTCATACAGTTTTACAGACCCGTACTCATCGCTAGTACGTATAGGAGATACGCCGTACTTTTCGTAGATTGCTTGTACTTCAGGGTTAAACTGATACGCTTTCATAAGCGCAGACTGATAGTCCTGTCTACCTTCTGTCTGTTGTTTAGCAACTTCCTTCGCCATGATAGGCAAAAGTTCATTCTGGAAAGACTGTAGCTGTTCATTGGTTAAGTTACCGTAACCAAATGTTCCACCAAAGTCTTCTAGGTTTTTATCAAAGGTAAACGAACCAAAGTCATAGTTTTCAAGAGAACCCACAGGGACAGAAGCCATTGCGGATTCTGGGTCAAACTCCGTACCGTATGCGCCGCCTTCACCTATAACAGTAATGTCCGGCAGATACCCCTGCTCTACTAAATCTGTCTGTAGTGTGCTGGTGTAGTCTCCGGTGCCTTCTCGTAAAGCACCTAAGTAAGCATCAATATCAGGAGTTTGCTCTTGCTCTTGTTCTTGTTCTTCTTGCTCCTGCACAGCCACACCACCCATGAAGCCGGGAGGTAAGTCAAACTCTGACTCAAAGGGGTTACCAAAGAAGAACTGCTCTGCTCTCATTTGCCACCCCAGCTAGACAAGGTTTTGATACCAAAGCTGGCAGCTATAGCGCCACCAAGGAATGCTTTGTAGTAGTCCGGCATTGTAGACAAGACAGTGAACCCCTGCTCAACGTATGGAACCATTGACGGTATAAAGGCACCTATCAACGGTAAACTTAGGATAATAGCAAACCACTCGTCCTTCCAAGAGGACTGAGATGCTGCGGCTTGTTGAGTTTCCCAATCAGCGTCCGCATCAATACGGCGCATCTTGGATTCATGGACAGCTTGCTTTTCAGCAGCTTTGTTTTTAAGGAAAGTACCTGCTAAACCAGCTATAGGCCCAATCAAAGATTGCCACATATACTCACCTTAAAAAGAAAGCTAGGGGCCACCGAAGCAGCCCCATGCTCAATTGCTATTAGCTAGCAGGAACGACCAGAGTCAGGCCAGACGCAGGACGAAGTACAGCTACTCCGTACAGTGTGTCTGAAGTGAACAAGTTAGAGAGGAACTCTTGCTTGTACTGAGTCTGTGAACGTACACCCATTTGCTCTGCCATGACGATAGCGTCAGTGTGGAGCAACAGTGCGCCCAAAGAGTCTACTGAGCTAGCTGAGTTATCACCAGCAGCTTCAACAGTTGGGCAGTTAGTGCTAACGTAAACGTCAATACCGTACAGTTGACCAATCTGGCCGTTTGTAACCTGACCGTTGTTCACGAAGTCAGAGCTAACATAGCGGTCAATACCCATGATAGTGTTGCGGACAACAGGTGGGATAATGAAGCTACGTCCGTCCATAGGAACGTCGGCATCGTCTAGCTTTTGAATGATGCCACGGAAGCCTGCGTCAGTAAATACGTCAGCAGAAACAACAGTGTCAGCAGTGTAAGTAGATAGGCCGTTAGAAGCGTCTACGAAGAAAGTACCACCGTTGTTCAGGTAGGTGGAAGATGTAGAACCCGCGCTACCCAAGCCTGTAGCCAGAGAGTGCAGGTCGGTGTCAACTTGCTTAGCCAGCGCATAGCCAGCATCTTCAGTATAGAACTGACGCAAAGAAGACAGAGCTTGTACATCCGTAATATCCTCAATCAAGCGTGAGTATTCAAAGTGCTTGTTGATGGATACTTGCACTTCGCTTTCAGTAGCGTTCTGCACAGTTACAGCAGTGTTCTCTGCTTTAGCGTGTGCATCGCCACGTACAGGCTTAGGTACATGGATAGTATCACCTTTCTTGCCAGCCATTGACATCTTCTTTACAAGATTGGCTAAAACAAGGTTCTTTTGGTATGAAGCGATGATCTCATCACTCCAAATTTCTGGGATAAAGGTTGCTGCGCTAGTATTGTCAACAAACCCCCCAGTTGCGGGATATGTAGAATCAGTCATTTAATATCTCCTAAGATATATCATTTGACCCTCTTTTCAGCATACGCTCTCATTATTTCGTCTTGTAGAGCAGCATACCTATGAGGGTCTTCTTTCATAAGTTTAATAATGTCTGCGCGTCTATAGATCTTCTTGGGGCTTGACTCAGAGCTACCACTGGCATTGCCTGTACTAGCTGTTCGTACTGCTTGCTTGCGACTCTGCTTCTCAGCAGTTGCAGCCTGACCAATCATCTGTTGACGCTCTTTCCAAAGATTGAAAAGCTCATCAGCAGCTTCGTAGTCGTACTCCTTATCTGCCGCTACAAACAGCTTCGTCCTAACTTTAGATCCCTGAATCCACTCTGCAAACTTTGTATCCTGTAGGATACTCTCCATGTCAGGGTGGTTAGTCTTC